TAATATTTATTTCTTATGAAAGATTATAAGAGATTTATAAATGTCGTTAAAAGCAGAATTATTTGATAATATAAGTACTATTTTAAATTTAGAAAAATATAATGGGCGTGTCAATATCATTGAACCACCTTCTCCAGATATCCGTTTTCAAATGCAAGAAAAAATTGCTATAAGAAATAAAGCGACTGAATATCGCGAAGCTTTAGGTGGTGTTTGGGAATCAAATACATTAGCTCAAGTTTATTTTTCGGCTGGAAATATCCAAATCATACAAAATGGATTACGTGCTGGAGTGTATAAAATGTCGGATAATAAATATGTTATACCAGAACAAAACATTGATAATTTGAAAATTATTATGCGAAGTGTGTATTTACAATATGCTGAACATAATGAGACAAATATTACAAAACAAGTAGAGCGTTTGAACCAACTGGTATTAGATTATGCCGTTCCTAATGTATATAATGAAGCAATGGCATATATGAAATATTGTCAAGACCAAAGTTCATTAGTCGTTCCATTAGAATTACCAAGACACCATGACCGTGAATACAAACAATTGGAATTAAAAAAATGGTTTTAGAATGATATTTTATTTTTTATTTAATAAAATATTTTTACGCATATAATAATAGGTCGGTATATTGCCGTTTGGTAAATATTTTGGCGTTATATTTTGAAATCCTTGTTTCTTATACCAATTTACGAATATAATATCACGGTTTGTTAGCAATGAAATATACTTGTATTTCATTTCTAGCGCTTTCATTATAACTAATTCTAATAGCATCTTTCCGTGTTTCTTATTAGATTTGGAAAATACTAATGAAATTTCAATATCTTCAAATTTAGCGTTCAACCTACATAATATAAAACTTGTTGTCTCTATGTTGTCTCTAATAGGCTTATGAATAAATCCAAAATCATATGTTATTGATATTGTTTTATTATAATAATTGTCAATTATATCTTTATATGTATCGTCATTGTGTTCAAAGTATTTATAGTTATATGATAAATCCATTATAACTATAATAGTTTATAATATAATAAATAATATTATATTATTTTTCCAGCATAAATATTTATACATCATCTTCATCATCCAATTTCAAATCATAGAAAAAATCATACAACATAGACATATACCATTTATCATCAAAATATTTACGAATATCATAGCGAGATTCCACAAACGCTTTTTTCATATCAAATAATTTGTGTCTGTTCTTGATATTTACCAAATCATCATTATACATAAGAGTTGCGTTCTCAAACAAACCAAAATAAATCCCTATAAAATCTTCAAACGATGGAAATACAATATTATTATAAACATTTTCTATCTTATCTAAGTCTTTATTTTTTTGAACGAAATTACCTAATAAAATCGCTTCACTAATGTAGTTACCAAAAATAGAATAATTAGACATTTTTATAGCAAGATTTTCTTTCAATTCTGGATATTTCTTTTTCGCCTCTATAAATGGTACAACATATTGGTCATTATAAGTTTTTGTATTATCCATTTTCACCATATTCATAATATAAACGATTTTTTCATTATTATATGATATCAATTCAAAATTCAATATTGGCACATCATAATGATAGTCTGGGTGTAATACCAAACCAAAATATTGAATTTTGGATTTCATATCTAAATAGGTGAAACGAACTTTACGAAATTCTTTGCTTTGAAAACAATAATTGCGTAATATTCCAAAACCATTGTCTGTTTTTTCAGTCATAAATTTTTCATCTATGGAAACTGGAGTAAAGTAATATTTTTTTGTAATCTCTAAATTATAATTCAACAAATTCAAAAAAGGCGTATTATCATAATCTTTCAAATACATACTAACAGAATGAGGTTTTATAATATTATTATTACCATTATAGAGAAACCCTGTTAAAAATGGTAAAAAAAGTAATAATAAAAACATTTATTATATAGTAAGAAATGTTTTTATGTATGTTTACTTATAAGGAATAAAAATAGAATGAAACCCGATATTTAGTTGAAAAGGCACAGGTATTTCTATTTGTTGATAATTATACAAATTCAATAAAAAAATACTGTTCTGATTATTGGAAAATCCAAAGAACACAATATATGGTATTCGTTCTATTTTAATTAAAGCAGGTTCTCCACAAATAAATAAATCATTGAAAATAATTTCTTTAATAATTTTCATTTTTTGAACGATTACAAAACCATTAATCGTCATATTATGAATATTACGAAAAACGATTTTGTTATCATACTTTATTGGAAAATCTAAATCGTATTTTTCAAGTTCTCTATTCTTTTCTATAGAAACTTCTTTGGTCATTTTGTTTACTTTAATTTTACGATAATTACCTTTTACATTTAAATTTGAAAAATCCAATTCATCATAGAGAGAACCATAAATCTCAATAGATTTACAAGTTTCAACATAATCCGCATAATGAAAAATATAAAAACTACTATTTGTATCATAACTATCTATTACATTTGAAACCTTGTTATAAATATGAATTTGGGTATTCTGTTTACTATCTAATAATACAGGTAGCGATTTTTTTAAAATATTCTCTTTATCAATACAAAGCGGAGAATCCATAATAACTACTTTATCTTTTGATACCATAAAATCGTGAACAACAGGCATATATTTTGTTTTGATAATTTTGCTTTTAATTTTATCAAAGTTCTCATTTAATTGAAAATAATTTACACTATTTGTTAAAATATCATAATCAATGGTTTCAATTACTTTATTCAAATATTTACTATGTCCGGATATGTGGTCAATATTTTTCACATCTTGTTTTGAAATAGTAGTAACATCTTTTTGTTTGAAATTAATATCTAATAAATAAGGTTTATCACGCTCATACAACGCATAATATTTATTTTTTACATTCAACAATGCTGTATTTGCTAAACCCATTACATCAGGAAAAATACCGAATTTACTGAATACTGTAAATATAAATTTGACAAAATTACTATTAGGAATTTTACCATTTCTTTCTTCATATAATAACTTGTCTGTGCGAACAAAATGTTTAATCATTGTAATATTACCTTTATCAAAAAAAACTCCTTGAATATTACCATCGCCAATAAATAAATCAAATAGATTATTAACAGTTGACATATTCACATCGGGGCCAATCAACCCATAAAACCCATTTATTTTATTGACTATATTTTGTTTATATGGAGGTAATTTATATATCAATTTTTGGTTTATTTCTTTCTCTTTTACATTTATTTTATTACCAAATTTTATATTCAAAAAACATTCTATCAATGGAAAAAAAATGAATAAAAATAATATAACATTCATTTATACTAATATATAAAACTATTAATTTTTTATATTATTACATACAAAAAATTATTTTTAACAAACAACCATAAAACTATTATTCAAATCAATACCTGATATCATTATATTCTTCATATTTTTATCTTTCAAAAAACTCTCTAAAATATAAGGTGTAAAACAATGATTATGTTTACGATTATTCCATGGTCTCCAATATATTTGACTAAAATCAGGCAAATATAAAAATAATATTCCTCCTTTTTTTCAATTTTGATAACCATAATTCTAATGTTTTTACCCATTCAATAACATGTTCTAAACAATGACTTGAATATATATAATCAACTTCTTTATCTGGTAAATTATCTGCGTGAAATCCATTATTTAATCCAATATCAATACCTACAGCATTTGGAAATTTCCATTATTCTTTAAAAAACCCAATATCATAACCATATCCTTTACAAAAATGAATAGCAAATGGAATAGCGAATTGTGAAGCATTTCCATTTGCTTGAAAAGCAGGATATTTATCATTACCAAATTCAATCAAATCCATAATTATATTATATATTTAATAATTTATTCTTTAAATAATATATATACAATATTAATTATATAATTATAATAAATAAAGATATGAATATAATTGTTATTGGTGATCTTATACTTGATATTAACTATATATCACATATTAGTAGAAGAGCAGCAGAAGCGGATATCCCTATTTATGATATTTTGAATAATGATTATAAACTAGGCGGTTCAGGGAATGTTTGTCAAAATTTAAAAAACCTAGAAACAAATGTTGAAATTATCAGTGTAATAGGAAATGATAGTTATGGAAGAATTATGACAAATTTATTGAAAAATAAAAATATTAATAATAAATTATTTATTGATAAAACCCGTAAGACTACAATAAAAAATAGAATTTTTTTAGATAATAAATTACAATTTCGTTTTGATATAGAAGATAATAATGATATATCAAATGATATACAAAAAGAAATAGTGGAATACGTTTTTAATAAAGATACTATAGATGCGGTTATCATATCGGATTATAATAAAGGTGTTTGTACAGAATATTTATGTGAAACAATAATTAAGTATTGTAATGAAAATAATATACCAAGTTTTGTAGACCCAAAAATAAAAAATGTTATGAAATATAAAGGTTGTTTTTTATTTAAACCAAATTTGTATGAAGCAGAAAATATTTGTCAAGAAAAGAATATTACTAAAATATTAAATTCTATAAAAAGTAAAATAGAATGTAAAAATATAGTATTGACGCTATCTGAAGATGGAATTATATTGAATAATATTCATAATAAAATTAAACATAAAAATAAAATACAATTAACCGACGTAACTGGAGCAGGGGATATTGTATTGACTATAATAAGTTATATATATTTGAAGTATAAAGATTTATTAAAGGCGTGTAGAGTAGCTAATTATATAGCTGGAAAAAGTATTAGTGTAATTGGAAATTATAATACTAATTTAGAAGATATAAATGAATACTTTGAAATAGAAGAAAACAACAATATTGAAAAAATTATAAATGATTATAATATTGACAAAATCAATAGATTAGCAAAAGAAAGAAATGTTGTCTTTACAAATGGGTGTTTTGATATTTTACACTCAGCACATATTGAATTATTAAAATTCGCAAAACAACAAGGTGATATACTTATTGTAGGATTGAATTCAGATGACTCAATAAAAAGATTGAAAGGTGAAAATAGACCAATTAATAATATCATTGAAAGATCTAAAATTCTTTCATTATTTGATTTTATAGATTATGTTATAATATTTCATGATGATACACCTTTAAATATACTACAAATGTTGAAACCTGATATTTTGATAAAAGGTTCTGATTATAATATAAATAATATTATTGGAAAAGAATACGTAAAAGAAATTCTATTTTTTAATTATATTGAAAATTTAAGTTCAACAAATATAATAAATAAAATAAAAAATCAATAATATAAAAATAACATTATATGAATTATTACATTATGTCAAATAAAGAACTCCATTTTTGGAATAAATGGCATTTAGGTGACCACATTTTTAATTGTATATATTTTTATAGTATCAAAGATTACATTGAAAAAGAAAATATAAAAATATTTTACTATATTCCTGATATTTATTTATATCAAGTGTCGGAGTTTATACCATCTGAGAATATTATTTTATCCAGTATTAATGAACATAGAGGTACAAATATTTGGATAGGATGTGATGATTATGATTACAATTGGTTTAAATATTCAAAATCTAATGAATGTTCAGGTTTTGATATATTTTTATTAAATTTTTTTAATAAATTTTCTGAAAAAATAAAAATTCCGATCAAAATGAATGAATTTAAGTATATGGATAATGAATTGTTGTTAAGATATGAAGCCTTACCTGAAATATATAAAGATATAGATATATTAATAATAAATTCGCAGCCACTTTCAGGTCAAGTAGATATGACAATGAATTTTATCAATGATATGTATTTAACTATTAATGAATTAAATAAAAAATATAAAATAGTTACTACAAAAAAAATAGAAGGAATTAATTGTACTTTAGATAACAATTATACAATTAAAACAATTGCGGCAATATCTACAAAAGCAAAAATGATTATATGTATCAACACTGGACCAATTGTTGGATTATTTAATGGATTTACGCTTAATAACTGTAAAATAATATATTATATTGATAAAACGAACACATATTCTAATAATAAATTTAAAAAAATAAATTATTTTAGTGAATGTAATGTAGAAAATTTTATTTAGACAAATATGCGCGTTATCAATATAGTGTTTTTTATTTTTATTTACACAAATTGTAAATATTTACATTATGTGGGAAATAAATGATAAATACAATTATGATTTACATAATAAACATAAATTAGGACAAATAAAAAATGATGAATTATCCAAAGATATTCATCAATATGCATATAATTTGAATTATAAATTTTGTAATTATCTCCTTATCCATTATGACATAACAAAAAAGCGTTCATAATATTATAATGTAAAAACTACTTTTTATATTATATTTTATATTCAGTATATTTTTAATCTCCTTTTGATATACGATAACTATCATTATCAAAGTGTTTTGTGGAAACTTCAAATACTTCACTATCTTCTAATGCTATCAATTGATGCGGTTCCCCCCGTTCGTTAGTAATTGTGTCTCCAACATTTAAATATTCTGTATAACTAATACCGTTATTAGTATCTATCCAAATTAAAATAAATTTACCTTTAGCAACATACCAAGTTTCTTTTTTTGATATATGATAATGCATTGAAAATTTTTTTCCTTTATTGAAGCAAAGTATTTTACCACAATATTCATGGTTATTTACAAAAATAATTTCTTTTCCCCAACCTTTTTCAACAATTTCTACACATTGTTTTTTTGTTTTATTATCATTCAATGATTGTATTGGAAGAATAGCGTCTATATTATATGATTTATCATCATAATAAATATCATAATCAGGTTTACCCAATAATAAGTCATCATATTTTACTCCCCAATCATTAAGTTGTCTAATAGTTAAATCCTTATAATTTGTACCGGATTTACTACCTCTCGCAGTCCATATTGTAATGTGATTTCCGTTTTCTTTCAAATTATTTAAAAAATCAATTCGTTTTTGAATTGGTATAGAATTATTATAATCATTACCATCTGTTTTACATAATGTATTATCTAAATCAATAAAATATTTTTTCATTATTTTATAAGTTTTTAAATAATTTAAAATTAAATTTTTAAATTGTTTCCTAGAAAAAATAATTAATTAAAATTGCTATTGTAATAAAGAAATATAATCATATATTCCTTTTACAATATCATATTTTGGGTAATAATTTAAATTATTGGTTGTATTTGTTATATCAGCTAATGTTTCGTTTTGAAAAAAATCATAATTGTTTTTTATATAATTTATTTTTGAATCGCCTTTATAATATGTTTTAATTATTTCAAAAATTTTATTAAAACTAACACTTTCACCATAACCACAATTAAAAATATTGGTAGTTTCACTCAATCCTGCTAATAAATTACAATTAATTATATCTTTTACATATATAAAATCTCTTTTTTGTTCTCCATATTCAAATAAATTGATATCATTATTATTTTTTAATTTATTTATTATCTGGCTTACCATAGACATCATATTATTTTTATGATTTTCACCATTACCAAATACATTAAAATATCTTAATCCAATAACAGTTATTTTAAAATTGTCTTTATTTTCTCTAACGAAATTATCCATCATTAATTTCGTTTTGCCATAAATATTTAAAGGCATTTCATTGAACCCTACAATATTTGGGCAATTTGTATTTCCATATGTTGCCGCAGAAGACGCGTATATTAATTTTGCTAACTTTGTTTCGCATAATTCTATTATTTTTTTAAAGGAATTAAAATTAGTATTTATCATATTAATTTCATCAATACAAGTTGTATCAACATTTGCAGCTTCGTGAAATAATATATCAAAATCATAAGAATACAAAATATTTATATCTACATCATTCAATAAATCTCCTTTTATATATATAATTTTATCACTATCCCAAGTATGTTTTATAGTTCTATCAAATATTATAATTGTTTTTGCATATTTCAATAATTCATTTACAATATTTCTTCCAATAAATCCAGTTCCACCAGTTACTATTATGTTTTTATCTTTATAATAATTAATAAAATTATTATGGTTATTATTAATATTTTTGAAAATACAAGACAAAATATTCGGATAGTATTTTGATTCATTATTTTTTCTTATAATATCCTCGTGGTTTGATGTATAAAGACAATCAAATCCGTAATTTTTAAAAAAATTTTTTAATGCCTTTTCATTAAAATGCCATAAATGTTCATTCGGTTTTCTATGATACCAATTTGAAAACCAATTATCATTAAATTTGTGACACCAAGGAACTGAAATAAATATATATTCACATTTTAATTTCTCTATAAAATCAATTTCATCAAAATGTTCTAAACTATCAAAAAAACAAATTACATCGTAATGATTGTTTCCTAACAAATCTATTTTTATACAGTTATCTGGTATTGGATAATCTGATATATCACTACCATAACATTTTTTGATAGCATTTGAAGCTACTTTTAAAAAATCTCCATTTCCATAACCAACGTCTAATAATGTATCTGGTATTTTCCCTATAACCCCTAACAATACACCTAATCTTAAATATGAAAGATAAATTGATTTTTCATTATACATATTATATTTGTTTGAGTATTCATAATTATAATTTATTTTATTCACATTTAATTGCTTTATTATTCCATTTTCTAATTCTATATAATTATCTTTACTCAACATTTTGATTATTAATTTTATATATTTAAATCATTTTATTAAATATAAATAAAATATCAATTTTACACAATTACAAAACAAAAACAATAAATAAAATTTAATTTATTATTTTATGACTATTGAATTTTTCAACCCAATATTTTAGCGTTATTTTATTGTAATTAAATTGTTTGTTTTTAAATTTTGTAATGGTATTTTCTAATAATTCATAATTTATATCACCCCAATCATTAACTATTAATACTGGTAAATCATCATATAAACTATCAATTCCAGAAGTTTTTACTATCGGAATGCATCCTAAAATTAATGCTTCCCAAGTACGATGGCAATCTAATCCATTGCCGTGGGGTGATAAAACAAAAGCATATTCACATTGTTTTTTAAATGTATTACGCCGACTTATTTTTTTTTCTTCATAAAATACTAATTCTTTTGGTACTTTATTTAATGCTTCCAATCTATCATATTGAAACTTATAACCAGACGGCATTGAAAAATGAAAATTACTATAACATTTTACTTCTCTTTTCCAGAATGGTTTTTCTAAATTTGATTTTATGATTTCCATTATACTTTCTTCTTGATGTATTGGTAAAGTTTGAGGTCCCCAATCGTTACTACATTTTGACATTGAATGATAATCTAACCCGATTGGTATTCTTGTTATTTTTGGGTGATTTATAATACAATTCTGTGAATACCAATGAATTAAATTATCATTGTTAATAAAATTCAAAAAATTATCCAAACTAAAAAAAATGTCATTAGGAATAGTTTCATCACAATCACCCGATATTAATATATACTTGTAATTCATATTTATACTATGATTATTTATAAAATTTGGTATAGCAGTATTACATATATAAATGGTTTTATAATTATCATTATTTTGTAACTGCGAATTATAATTTCTTATATTATAATCAGAAGAATTTGGTTGTAAACAAAAAATATCACAAGATTTCAAAATTCCTCTTGATGATACAAAATAACAATTATTTTCTTCAACCATGTATAATAATACAATTTCAAACCTTTATATATTTTCATCTAACTATTCTTATTTTTTTACTTTTGTAGTAACCTTTGCTTTCTTATCTGTATTTTTACTGCCTCCGCCAGATTGTATATTTTCGCGAACTTTCTTATACTTATCATATTCATTATCCAATGAATCCAATTCTGTATACCATATCTTTTCCAAAGGTGTTGATTTCAATAAGTTCAATTCAGCTTCAGTATTTTCCTTTTCTTTCATAATATTGGCCACATTTTCTTGAGTTACTGAGTCCATCGGCATTTTAATCAAATATTTATAATCACCTTCAATCAATGAAAATTTCATTCCAGTTAATAATTGTGTAACTTGTTCTGATGTCTTTTTTCTTAAGTCAATAGTTCCATTCAATGTTTCTTGAATATATCTGGCTCTATTTGATAATTTCACTAACTTTTTCTCCATATCATCTACCAAATATGCTTTACGTTTTCCATAAATATCCAAACGAATTTTATAAAAATCTTCTATAATTTCTTCAACGCTTGTATATTTGTGTAGTTTAAAATCCGAATTGAACATATGCATATTCGTAGTTGAAATAGTTGTAAATAATTTCAATAATTTTTCAATACCATTACAACCATTTGCATCAATAGACGCTTCCAATTCTTGTATTTTACCCTTTGGAAAAACAATTGCGAAATCAACATTGACTTCAGTACAAACAGAAGTGAAATCTTTAATGCTTGGTGGAATTTTCTTACCAGTTTTATCTACTGTAGTACCATCCATCAATGTTTCTAAAAATGTTGTATATGGCATTGTCCAAGTGCCTACTGGTAATTCAGTAATACGGATTTTATCATCACCGATTTTTTCATAAAGACCCTTAATCAAATATTTTTGTTCGGCTATTTTATTGATAGTTCCTTTGAACCCTTCATAATATGGTACGAATTCAGTATTATTTGTTTGACCTTTTAATTTATCTTTAAGATAACCAATAATTTGCTTTGGATTATATGGAGCAATATTACATGAAAAACCTGTACCGATACCAGATATACCATTAACAAGAGCAAACGGAATAATAGGAGCATAGAATTCTGGTTCTACAATGGTTCCATCATCATTGATATATTTTAATACAGCATCATCTGCTTCTGGAAATATATATCGTGTTAATGAATTCAATAGAGTAAATATATATCTTTCACTCGCACTATCATCACCGCCTTGTAATCTCGTTCCAAATTGTCCATTTGGCTGTAATAGATTAATATTATTGGAACCTACAAAATTTTGAGCCATATTTACAATAGCACCATTTAAACTGGCTTCACCATGATGATATGAACTATGTTCTGAAACATAACCAGAAAATTGTGCTACTTTAATTTCACTGGTTAATTTCCTTTTAAATGCGGAATATAGAATTTTTCTTAATGAAATCTTTAAACCATCAACCATATTTGGAATAGACCGGGCACAATCATAAGTACTAAAATGTATCATCTCATTATTAATAAATTCAGGATAAGTGACATTTTTCTTGGATGTATTCAAGTAAGCATTTTTATCATAGTTTTCCAACCAATCTTTACGGTCGTCAGCACGCTTCTTATTGAATATTTTATCAATCACATCATCACTTGTTTCATCATAGACAAAATCAACAATCTTTTTATTCGCAAAATATTCTTTGAATTCAGCAGATGTAGATGTACCTAACCCTTTAAAATATTTAATAGTCCAACCTTGTGTACCATTTTGTCCGAGACTTTGCTTCCAAGTTTCATATTCGCCATCGTTATAAAATAATAATGTCTGTGAACCTTTTTTAGCTCTTAAAATAGGAGTATTCATAAATGATAAGAAACCAGGTATTTTGATAAGAGAAGCCCATTCACTATGAAACAAATTAATACATAATCCTTTGATATGGCTTCCATCTAAATCTTGGTCGGTCATATACATAATTTTACCATATCGTAAATGCTGGTTAACATCTTGAATATTATTATATACCTTACCTGTTTCTAAACCCAATATTTTTTTGATATCTGTAATTTCTTTATTTTCCGCAATTTTCTTAATTTGTTCACCACGAACATTCAATAATTTTCCTTTCAATGGATAAATACCAATTGTATTACGGTCATCACTTGATAACCCAGAAACAATACCAGACATAGCACTCAATCCTTCGCATAAAATTAATATACAATCTTTTGATTGGGTTGTTCCGCTCAAGTTAGCATCAATGAAATTATTGATACCACGAATAGTTTTTGTTTTAGAACCATCGGTTTTCTTTGCTAATTTATTTTCTTTGGCTTCAGTTAATGAACAAGCTAAATCCATAACACCCATTTTTGCTACCTTCTCAATAAATGTATCGGATACAGAGCATGATGAACCAAATTTAGCAGAAGGTGTATTCATAAAGTCTTTTGTTTGACTATCAAATGATGGGTTTTCAACATCACATCGTAAAAACAATATTAATTGTTCTTTGATAGAATTAGCATTGACCTTTATTTTTTTCTTCTTTTCAATATAATCGCATAATTTACGAGTAATTTGACCAGTGATATATTCAACATGTTTACCGCCTTTAAAAGTACAAATACCATTGACAAATGATACTTGTATGAATTCGTGCGTAGGTGATAATGCTACAGCATATTCCCATCGTTCATCGGGCATTTCATAAACACGTTTGTTTTCATCTTTATTACCGATGTATAAATCAATATATTGTTGGAAATTTTTGACAGGTAAAACATTATTATTATAATTGATTTTGATTTTTTTAATAGAATGATCGGTTATAGCACCAATATCATAAACACGTTTTTTTAATAGAGATAACATATCATGAGTTAATCCATGAATTCCTAATCGTGAATAATCAGGTTTGAATGTAACTTTAGTATATGGTTTTGAAGAACATTTTGTAATTGTAGGAGGACAAATTTCGTCCAAATTTTTATTGAATTCTTGAACGTATTTTAGACCTCTAATATGGTCTACTGTTTCTACTTTACCATATTGAGACCAAATTAAAACCAATTTGAAACCAAAACCATTTTTACCACCTACAATTTTTTTTTCATCTTTATTGTAATTGGTAGATGTGCGAAGATGTCCGAAAATCATTTCTGGAATCCAAACATCATATTCAGGGTGTTTAGCAACATCAATACCATTACCATCATTTGTAAGAATAATTGTTCCATCTTCGTTAATGTCAATATCAATATGAGTTACGAATTTTTTTTCAATCATTTTTGATTGTATCATACGAATAACATGGTCACGACAATTAACAATACCTTCATCAAATAATTTGTAAAGACCAGGGATGTATTCAATTGTTTTTAATTTTATTTTTTGTGTTTCGTCATCAAA